GAAAGAGGGTTTCGATCCTAAATCCAATGAATACTATGTAGAAATCGACAAAAGAATTAAGGTTGACTTTCCGCATAAATTTGGTAGAAGTGAAACTACTACGACCAAACCCGCTCAGACGGTTGCTTCCGTAAGACGAAGTGTGAAAACTGGTCGCAAACAAGTGAAACTCACGTCTTCACAAGTGCACATTGCACGAAAATTAGGCGTGCCACTCGAAGAGTATGCAAAACAATTAATCGTGAAGGAGGCTTAAGCATATGGAAAAACAAACCAATAAAACCCCTCGCGCGAGTCAGACAAGGTCTAAAACTGAAAGACCAAAAGTATGGACTCCATCATCATCGTTAGATGCACCTGAAGCCCCAAAAGGCTTTAAGCATAGATGGCTAAGAGCTGAGTCAATGGGCTTGGATGATACAAAAAACATTCAAGGTCGACTTAGAGAAGGATATGAATTAGTGAGAGCTGATGAATATCCAGACGGTCAGTTTCCTTCCTATAAAGAAGGAAAATATGCAGGTATCATCGGCCATGGTGGCCTAGTGTTGTCTAGGGTGCCCGAAGAGATCGTAGATTCTCGCAATGAGTATTTTGCTCAACAAACAAAAGAGAAAAACGAGGCTTTAGAATACGATCTTAAAAGGGAACAGCATAAGAGTATGCCCATCCAACAGGATAGGCAATCTCGCGTAACCTTCGGTGGTACAAAGAAAGATTAGTCTTTCTCGGGATAACAACCAATTCCCTATCATCGATTTTATTTAACCCCATAGGTAAAACTATGGACAAGGAGAACACAACATGGCAAACCAAGACGCTCCATTCGGCTTTCGGGCTGTAGGTGGTATGGGATCAAGCTATGAAACACAAGGTACATCCAAGTATCAAATCCAGGACAATTATGGCGGTGCGATTTATCAAGGCGACATGTGTCAAACTGGAACTGGACAAGCAGGCGGTGGTGGATCCACTTCTGTTACTGGATATATCGATGCCTCTGCTGTTGGACAATTAAACAACATCGGAGCTTTCAATGGCTGTTTCTACAACGACCCAACTGCTCAGAAACCAACATGGAAAAACTACTACCCTGGGTCAATTAACATTACCCAAGGTACTATAGACGCGTTTGTTTATGATAACCCTCAACAACTTTATGAAGTCCAAGGTTCAACTGGTGCTGTTATAGCACAAGCTGACATGGGCAATTTAGTTGAATTGGGGACTTATGCTGCGGGTTCTACGGTAAACGGACATTCTAAAGAGGAAATCAGTAACGCTACACTGACTACTACAGCGATGTTTAGATTACTTCGTATATCGGAAGATCCATCAAACAGCGACATAAGTGTGGCCCACGCTAACTGGATAGTAAGATTGAATGAATCAATCTACTATAACAGAGGCACTAAGATAACAACATAATAGGAGCATATAGAAAATGGCAATATCAAGAGCACAGCTAGTCAAAGAACTAGAGCCAGGTCTGAATGCACTATTTGGGCTTGAATATAAACAATACGCCGACCAAACGAAGGAGATTTTTGTAACAGAATCTTCTGACAGGGCTTTTGAAGAAGAAGTAATGCTGTCCGGATTTGGCGATGCTGCTGTAAAACCTGAAGGTCAAGGCGTAAGCTACGACGAAGCTCAGGAAACTTACACGGCACGTTATACGATGGAAACAATAGCATTAGCTTTCGCAATCACGGAAGAAGCTATCGAAGATAACCTCTACGATAGATTAGCTTCTAGATACACAAAAGCTTTGGCACGTTCTATGGCAACTACTAAGAATACGAAAGGTGCTAAAGTTCTTAATAACGGATTTTACTCTGCTACCAACCCGACTTTTGGTGACGGTAAAGTTCTTATTACGACTAATCACCCAACGCTTTCTGGTGACCAAAGAAACGTGATTTCAACTGCCGCAGATCTTAACGAAACATCACTTGAAACAGCAATTATTGACATTGCTAATTTCAAAGATGAACGTGGTCTGAAAATTGCTGCGACTGCAAGGAAAATGATTATCCCTGTAAACGTACAATTTGCTGCTGAGAGATTGATGAAATCTCAAGGTAGAATCGGTACTGCTGATAATGACATCAACCCCGTTAAATCATTAGGAGTTGTTCCTGAAGGATATCATGTGAACAATTACTTAACTGATACTGACGCGTGGTTCCTTATCACAGACGTGCCTAACGGACTTAAACACTTCGATAGAGCACCGTTGAAAACTTCAATGGAAGGTGATTTCGATACTGGCAACGTAAGATATAAAGCTAGAACAAGATACGTCTTTGGCGCATCTGACTGGCGTGGTATCTACGGATCCGCTGGTGCGTAATCAATAAACAATTTAAATGAGGCGGTTTTGAGGCCGCCTCACTTCATATTTTTGTCTTAGGTATTACGCACCTTCAACGCCAAATATTCCTCTAGGATCAGATACGCCAAAAACGTATCTTGCTCTAGCTTTATATCTAACATTTCCAGTATCGAAATCGCCTTCCATCTTAGTTGTAAGAGGGGCTCTGTCGAAATGTTTCATACCATTAGGGACATCTGTAATAATGTACCAAGAATCAGTATCTGTTAAGTAATTATTCACTCTATAACCTTGAGGAATCATACCCATAGATTTGACTGCATTGATATCATTGTCAGCAGTTCCTACTCTACCTTGAGATTTCATCAATCTCTCAGCAGTGAACTGACCAGCAGATGGCACAATCATCTTCACACCTTTAGCAGCAATTTTTAAACCTCTTTCATCAGTTAGCGCAGCAATATCAATTAATGCTTGCTCCAATGAAGTTTCGTTTAAGTCCGCTTGAGTAGCCAGGGTGTTTGAGAAACTCCCTGCTAATGTAGTGTGAGTTGTATTAAACAATGAAACACCGTCACCAGAATCAAAATTATCCACACTTGGTAGACCTTGATTTAAAGGTGTTACAGCTTTCACTTGTTTAGTGTTTGCCATCGATCTTGCTAGTGCTTTTGTGTATCTTGAAGCAAGTTTGTCATACAGGTTGTCTTCAATAGCTTCCTCAGTGATCGCAAAAGCGAGAGCAATTGTCTCGTTAGTGTATCTTGCTGTGAAAGTTTCTTGAGCATCGTCATAAGTTACCCCTTGTCCTTCTGGTTTAACTGATGCGTTTGCAAAACCTGACAACATAACTTCTTCTTCAAAAGCTCTGTCAGATGATTCAGTCGTATATATTTCAG